GTAATCTTCTTGCAACGGCTGCAGGACAATTAAAATAATGTTGAAGATTTAAATTCATGGTATTTGTAGTAGCTATTACTAACTCAGCTCGAAACGGAGTTTTACCTTTATCATCAATATCTGCCTGTATAGGAACAAACGGAACATTGTTAAATATTTGTAAAGACTCCATAATAGAAGGATCACCTTGAGCTTTCATGATATCAGGATTAAAAGCAGCAATATCATCCAAAAGAACAAACCATTGTTGAGTTAAAAAATTAACCCAATATTTGTCAATTGGATTTCTGATATACTTATATTCATCTCCCATTGGTAAATCAAATCGCTTAGCATAAGCTACATACATTTGATTGGCAAAGCCAGATTTACCAACACTAGTTTCACCATGCAATAAAACTCCTAGAGGGGCTCTTCGATTTTGCATAGCTACTTTTCTAGATCTCAGCCCAGCACGAATGTACTTTATTTGGCTTAATTTACCGTATATGAATTTTGAATCCAATTTATTTTCAGCCTTCGATAATTTATACATAGCTTCACCCTCTTCTTCTAGACGATGAACAGTAGCAAGAAATTCCTGCAATGTGAAACCATGAGGTTCTGGATTAGAAATAAAAGCACTCTTAGCTATCACATCAGAAACTTCCATATACCATTTATCATAAGCTTTGCTTGTGTGTAAGATAGGATGTAAACTCCCTAATTTCACGCACTGGTATCCACGCTCAATCATAAAATGGAACAAATCAACACACACAAATAATAGCTTTCCTCCATGTGTGGAAATTTTCTTGTAAGACTCCTCTTCAATAGATAAAGCAACATTTGCAAATTTATCTAAATCACCTCCAACAAATATGGAGTGTGCAAAACAATGGACAAAAAAGGAGTGAAATTTCTTATAAATAGCAGTTTTACTCGCCATTTCAAAATTATCCAAAACGTTGCGAGTGAAACTCAACCAATCTTCTACCACATCAGTCATGTCACCAGGTCCTTGAGTTGGGTTGAATAAATTCGTCCACCAATTCAAGGGAAAAATTTCAAAGAATTTTTCTTGCATTGGGTGTAATACATCACTAGAGTAGTTAATACCAAAAAATGATTTGGCAAAAGTTATCCATGCCAAAATAACATGTTTTACCTTAGTGGCTGCAGCTAAGTTAATATTAAGCAGCCCCATATCTTCTACTATACTAACATTCTTC